TGTAATGTTGTTGATAATATAGTTTTCATTGCTGTAACAGCATCTTCAAGACCGGCTCGACATTTTGGTATGAATGCTTTTATTCCTCGACTGGCGACCTCTGGTGTCTTTTCAGCATCTTCTCTTTTTGTTTGAGAAAAAGAAGAAACTGTATCTGTAAATAATCCAGTGATACCGTCCCAAAATTTTGTTATTATTGACATAATAAATGACCACCAAGCTGTTGGGCTGTTACCATCACTCTTAACAGCTTTTCTAGCTTTTTTTAACATTTCTGAATTTTCGTTCCAATAAAATATCATATTTGGTATTCCCATTGCGTATATATTATCTAATATGTCTAACATTGCCGATCCTGGATCAACATCTCCTATTATTTTTTGTTCATATACAGTGGTTAAATTAAAAGAAAAATCAGTTTTTATGTTTTGTGATGTGGGATCTCTAAATGGTCCTTCCATCAAAAGGTTGGCATCACCTATTGGAATATCACCAAATCCATATTTACCTCTTATTGTAGCAACATCTCCACTATAAGATTCAATTTCTTCATCATTTGATGCTGCTGTGCCACCACCACCCGCTAGTCCAGCGTTTTTATAAGCTTCAAATAATAAACCTTGTGCAAAATCTGGTAAAGGTACAGCTTTTGTTATGTCTATTTTTGTATATTTTTCAATTATTTCCTTTAATGCAACATCAAGTCTTTTATTAGTTGTTGACCATGTTTCGCTAAAGTTTATTTTACTACTAAATTGTTGATCAGCTTTAACCCAACCAATAATAGTAGAAATTGGTTCCATTTTGAAATATAATTCGTCACCATCAATCATTTCGGGGTCTGTTAAGTTTTCTGGTACCATTGACCCATCAGGAAATCGTCTTAATATTGCCATTCTATTTGTTGGATAGACACCTAAATCTCTTAAATATGCAATATCTGATGCTTTTATTTGTAAACTTGGAAAATCATCACTATTAAAATAGTTTATTAATTCTATATATGGGTTAGCTTTATTTTCATTTTTATATACATTTTCTTGTAGGAAATTCTTTATTTTATTGGTTCCAGCATTTTTATCACCTTTATAACTAGTGTATCTAACTATCCTATTTTGAACTTTTATAATATCGGCTGTGTTATTTTCACTGTTTTGTGTTAATAGATTGGAGATAGTTGTGCCTCTAACGCTTTCATTATTAAATAAAAAAGACATTTCAGAATAGTGTGACATTGCGTAACTTTTTTATTTATATATAAAAAAATTACTTCTTCATTTAATAATCTCTTATTATTTGTATTGCATCAAAAAGTGATATGCTAGTTAAGATATCTTCATATAAATTTTGGTTATCTTTAAAGTCTTCAAAAAAGAATAAAAGGTTGAAATTTACATTACTTGGTAGGTTTTCTTTTATTTGAAAAATATCATCAATGTCTAATGAATTTATTTTATTTAAGTTTGGTATATAATAAACATCTCTATTTTTTCTAATAGTGTGTGTTATTTTAGTATATATTATCAGGTTGAAATAATCTTGCCATTCTGTGCTATCTTCTAAGCCGTGGTCGTCTAATTGTTGTCTTATGTCAATTACAGTTTTATTTCTTATCCTGTTAATTTTTATGTATTTATCAAGTTTTTTTCTGTTTTTAACGAATACTATATAAAAATCCATAAGTTTTGAATTATATTTTGAAATTATATATAATTGTTGTTAGGTTTCCTATCATAATTAAAACTATTTTTATTTTTTTACTTATAATATTAAGTTTCATCATTTTTGTAATGTATATTTAAAACTTTTTATCTTCTTTTACTTATAATATATGGTGACAAAAAATAATAAATTAAAATGGCAAAAAAATCCTCAAAAACTTCTCAAAAAAATGATTTTGATTTTTCTAAAATATCAAATTTGATTAGTAACATTTCTAAAAAAGATATTATATCTATAGAAGATTTTGAAAAAGAAAAAACATTTATATCTACTGGCATTCATACGTTGGATGCACTTTTATCTAAAAGTATATTAAAAGGTGGTATACCAAATAATAAAATAACTATTATTGCTGGACCAAAACAAACTGGAAAATCATTTATTTCATTGAATATTGCTAGAAATGCTCAAAAAATGGGATATAACATTGTTTGGATAGATACAGAATTTTCTATAGAAAAATCTGATTTTGATATGTATGGTATTGATACAACTGATTCTGATAAATTTATGTTAATTAGAAGTAATATTGTAGAAAAAATTAAGATGTTTATGATGTCGTTTTTAGATGCTTTACAAAAATTAAAAGACATTGGTGTTGATGTTTCTAAAACAATATTTTTTCTAGATTCAATTGGTATGTTATCATCAGAAAAAGAAAAAGAAGACACACTTAAATTAACTGTTAAGCAGGATATGACTCGTGCTAAGCAAATTAAATCTCTTGTTAGATTAATAACAAATGATCTGGGATATTTAAATATACCATTGGTTTGTACTAATCATGTATATTTAACCCAAGATATGTTTCCAAGAACCATTATGTCAGGAGGCGAAGGATTATATTATGCAGCTAGTGTTATTTTATTATTAAGTGATGCTAAGTTAAAAACAGGAGAAGAAGATGAAATGGATCTTGGTAGATCAGGTTCAGTAATAACAGCCAAGTCAGCAAAAAATAGATTAGCAAAACCAAAGAAAGTTAAATTTGAGATAGATTATAGTAAAGGTATTAACCCTTATAAAGGGTTGGACTTATTTTGTACAATTGAAAATTTTGATAAAATTGGAATTGCTCAAGTGAAAAAAGTTTTAGATAAAAAAACTGGTGAAATAACGTATCAACCTTCTAATCGTTGGTATGTTAAACATTTAGATAAAACTGTTGCAGCTAAACAACTTTTTAATAGAAGTGTGTTTACTCCAGAAGTTTTGGAGTCAATGGAACCAATTATTTATGATTATTTTAAATATCCATCTTATGAAGAATGTTTGAAAGAATTAGATGAAATAGATTCAAAATTGAATGAAATAGAGGAAGAAGGTTATAAAGATTTTGATCTTGATGATGATTCAAAATTATTTGATTAATCTATAAAAATATTAGTAGTTTATATATGTCAGAAACAATGAATACAAATATGGAGAAGCATTATTTTGTCCATATTTTAGACAACCCAAATCAGTTTTCTAAAGTGGAATCTTTCTTTTTTAGAAATTCTGATATACAGTTTGTTTATGAAGTTATTAGAGACGAGTATTTAAAAAGTGAAAGTCATATTGTACCTAGCATACAGCAAATATATTCAATGGTTAAACTTGCAGATCAAGATAATAAAATTAATGATAATGTTATTAAATTATTACTTAAATCTGACAATAGTGATATAAGTAATGAATGGTTGTTACCTAGATTTAAAGCATGGAAAATTAAAAATCAACTTAATAGTGATACGTTGAAGATGATTGATATGATTCGTGGTGCAGATGAAATTAATTATGATAATGTTACTGAAATTGCACAAAAAGCAAAAAATATGTTTAATAATGTGCTTTTAGTTGATGATGATGATGATGATTTAGGTGATGATTTTGATGATCCAGAATCACATAAACAGGATATTAGTAAAAATAGCATTCCAAGTGGTTGGAGTGCTATAGATTCTATATTAGGTGGTGGTTGGAGTAAATCTACATTGAATGTAATAATGGGAGAAACCAATGTTGGTAAGTCTATGTGGTTACACAATATTGCAAATAACGCTGCTAATGCTGGTGCTAATGTTTTAGTTGTAACTTTAGAAATGACAACTAAAAAAGTTATGAAAAGGTTAGGTTCTATGAGACTTAAAATTAGTACGGCAGATTATGATGAAAAATCAAAAGATGCTGTATTTATGAAGCAAAGAATAAATAATTTAAAATCACAATCAAATGTGAATAATTTGTTTGATGCTAAGCCTGGTAAAATTTTTGTTAAAAAATATAATACTAGTGATTGTACTGTTACTGATATTGATAATTATATTAAAAAGTTTGAAGAAGTAAAAAGACTTAAAGTTGATATGGTAATTATAGATTATATAAATATTATGTCTATAGAAAAGGGCTTTGAAATTACTAATATGCTTTATTTAAAAGGAAAACATTTAGCAGAAGGTTTAAGGAGAATCGCAGATAAATATGAATGTTCGGTTGTGACTGCAACGCAAACAGATAAGGCTGTTTGGGGTGCATCAGATATA